AAACCTACAGTCACCTGAGCGTCGTTAGCGTGTGGTGTGCGAGGGTGCCAAACAAAGTGGACCTCTGCACCGGTCACTGATTTCCTCATCGCTTGCCTCCTCTGTTAGCTCGTTTGATATCGCCGTTGTCTGCTTGATCTAGCTTAGCCGCTTGAATGAATCCCTCACTCACAGGGCTCCATGAGTGGCGGCAGTTGTATCCACCGCACGACGTAAGCACCGATAAGCCTTGACCATTGTTGAGCTTAGATATCTGATCACCGGTCACGACCTTATCAACTAACGCCTTACAAAAAGGCCGAGTGATTCCATCGAGTGGACCTGTATATAAGTAGTGGTCGAGTTCAGCAGTAGCAGCAGCGGCAGCTGTGACTGATCGACCGTATTGACTGATTCTAGTTTTGACCTCAGTGAGCTGTCTACCTGATGAACGCTTTAAGCGCTCCTCAAGTTCAGAGGTCACTATATCCACTGGCACATCTAAAGATAGAGATGTGAGCGCGTCTCTGATTGCGCTTTGGGTATCAGGTAGGATCACGTCTTCAAAGACCTGAGCCACAGCTTGAGCCTGAATACGCTCTAGTTGTGGCAAGGCTGATAAGCTCAAGTCAGGGTTCATCACCTGAAGTCCACTCTCGATGGACTCTAGGATCTTGCCTTGACTCTGAACCAAATCATCGACCGCTAGCCCCATGCCTCCTCTAAGGATGAAGTCGAGGAGCTCGGCAGAGTCGAGTGATAGCAGAAGCTCAGGATCGTTAGACGCTGAAGCCATCTGCACAAGTGTAATCAGCTCACGCCTAGACGCACCAAGAGCGCGCTCGAAAGAACGCTCCGCAGTGATCTCAGCTTGGAGCTGATCACGTCTAGCTCTCAACAGTTTAGCACGATCACCGCTTAGGCTCTTGGCCTGTCGGGTGAGGTCTTCTACCGCTTGTTTATCTGCATCCTCACTGAGTGATAGATGCTCGGTATAGAATGCCGTGGATGCTAAGTTGAGAGCTAGATTCATGGGTCACCTTACGCGGGGAGCAGACAGTTGGTCACAACGTGTCCGAGCGTGGAATCAATCGCCTGATAAGCGTGTACCTCTTCAGCGTACACATAACGACGTGTGCGGTCTAGGCTGTCATACTGACCCGCGACAGGTGAGCCGAATGCAAAGTTGAGAGCCGCCACAGGCATGCCCTTAACGTTACCGCTTTTCTGAACAATCGCATCAGATCCGCGAAGGATACCCATGAAGATGGTCTCAGCCTCCCAGATATAGCTCTCATCTGATGTAGCACCGGGTACTGCTGTATCACGGCGAGCTTGACCAACGAGGATGTTAGGGATGCCGAGGATGTCACGAAGCACCGCCAACACTGCCTCATCGTTGAGGATACGGTTACCCGCTGCGAGGTTGTTGTTGGTGGTCCCAATGTACCCACGGATCTCAGGGTTGCGAGCCAAAGCGCGGAACACGCTACGACCAAAGACAAGGCTATCAGGGTTAATCCCATGAGCCTTCTCAAAGACTGTATCCTTGAGTTCGTGGAGGAATGTGAGAGGCTCACTGCCAACCGCGTCAAACTTAGTCCCAGGTGTTGAGGTCTCAAACGCTGATGAGTTAAAGAGTACATCAGCCGCGCGTTGCTCTTTAGCGAGCTTCATGACTCGCGCAACCTTGCGCGCAATACGTTGCTCCTCAGAGCCGGGGTACTGTGAGTCTAAGATGTCTTCCATTGCGATGCTGTCTTGAGCTCCGTAGATCTTAGCCTTGAATGTCTGACTTGATCGGTCGAAGCCTCCGATAGATGCGCGAGCAGAACCAGGAGCGCGCTCAAGGTCAAGCCCAGCGCCTGCGCCCATGAAGTTGCGAGTCTCTTCTAAGAGGAGAGTACCACTGCGCTCAGGGATGGTAATGTTCTCCATCGCCTTGTCAGCGATAAGCTGATCATCACTAGGGACAGCCTCGACAATGAGACTCGTTAGGATCTGATCGACAGGATGCAGATTGCTATATGAACTAGCCATTGGGGTACTCCTTAAGCTACGTAGTTGCTAGGGCCTGTGAACACAACCTTGATTTGGTCGCCGTCAGCAGGAGCAGCATGATTGATGTTAGGGATAACGCGAGCTACAGAGAGGTTACCTGAGCTCTTAGCAAATGGGATGAGCTTGCCGTCTGTGCTAGCCATGAGCAGAGAAGTTGTCTCCGGTGCGATTGCTGCACCTGCGATAGCGCGAGTGAGTCCACCGATGATCACATCGACAGCCTCACCAGCCACTACAGCGCGCTGAGCGATACCGACAGCCGCCTCACTTGTTGGGTCTGCGACCACTGCCACTTTACCGGCAGCATCAACAGCGACAAGAGCGAACTCTGTAATAGTCCCGCTCGCGATGAATGAATGCATGTTATCTGTGTTAGCCATGATCAGCCTCCAAATGCTTGGTTATAGTATGATGGGTTTTGAGCTCGGAACTGTCCGAGCGCCTCAGAGTAAGTGATAGACTTTTCAGACGCGAGCTTGCGGACCTCTGAGTCAAGGCTCTTGCGTGTGATCTCACGACCACTAGCGCCATGTCCTACCTCAGAGAGTGGGACAGCGTGGCTTGCTTTACGCTCGCTGAACATCTGCCAGAACTCAGGCTGAAGCTCACGCATCGCCCAAGCTTTACCAGCGACGCTCTCCTCTGCTGGAGTGATGCGACCATCACGAAGCAATGTGCTCACTGCTTCACGCTTCTCGATGTCGAGCTTCTCAGCCTCGATCTTCTCAAGTCGCTCAGTGAGAGCTGAGTTACTCTCACGCAGTGCGTTGATCTCGCTCAAGAGTGTGGGCTCTACTGACTCACTCATCTTGTTGTATTCTTTCATCTTCTCTTCTTTGTCGTCGTCCGACTCAGCGAGCTTCTCTTCTTTGTCATCATCTGACTCAGCGAGCTTCTCTTCTTTGTCTTCGGTTTCCATCATCGCTGACTCAGCATCTTGCTTCATCTCACGAATCTGATTCTCAAGCTCTTTGACCATCTCGTCTTTGGCGAGCAACATGGCGCGTAGATCTTCAGGTGACATTGACTCAATGTTATCCATCTCGTCTAACCTCTCGTTTAGAATGACTCGGTCTATCTTGTCGTGAGACTGTGCAGGCCGAGGTGTTAAGGTGATTGCTAACAGTTGGGCGTCTCCTACTTTAGAGCCGCCTGACCTGTCGTAGACCTCACCAGCGAGGAACTCAGGAGAACTCCACAGGATACCTCCCGCTTCATTCACCACAGTTAAGCCTCGCTCGTTGTAGGCTGGGTATGCATAGAGCCCATCTTGTCTGAGCTCTAGGTCTACGATTAAGCCCAATGCGTTACCGCTCTCTGGTGGAGCCGGTGGACCGCTTTGGAAAGGTGATGTGGCGTGTTGCCAATCGATGATCACAGGATCATTATCTTTACGTTCCTTGAAGACTAACCATCTCAGTGAGCATCTCATCAGAGATCTCCTTGCCCACGTTCTCGCCGTTCATGCGTGAGCTGACTTGGCCAAGGCTCAACGTCTTAAATGGTCGGCCTAGCGTGAGGCCATCGGGAACATTAAAGGATGGGTCTAAGCTCGCTTCAGAGTAAGTCCTGAGAGCCTGTGATTTATTGTCTGCTGCGTTCATTTGCTTGGTGACCTTTCGAGCCCATGCATAACCGGCATCACCGCCCCAACCTTGCCAAGCTTGCCAGCCCTTCCCCTGATCATCCCACGTCGATCCATCCTTATCGATCTCATGACGTGTGAAGTAGGCGAGCATACGCTTAACAGTGTCGGGGCTGAGTGCTTGGCCGTTGGATAGGTCGCGAGCGCGAGCGATTCCCACATCAGTCATCCCACGCTGAGACTGTGGCTTTGATGCTCGCACCTCTAGCGCTCGCTTGCCTGCGTCTTGTGCTCCCTGTGGTGGGGTGAAGTCGATGTGTGAATACTTGTCAGGAGTGGCTAGCGTCTCGCTCTTAGCCTCTGCCTCAGTTCGCTGTGGGTGTCCTTTTGGTAATAGGTCTAGGTCAGTGTTGTAAGCTTTCTTGCGCTGACCTGTGCCGACTAGCTTTAGGAATGTATTGACGCGAGCGAGCGCCCATTGGTTGCGGGTCATACCTGGTCTATGACTTACACTGAATGCACCCGCGCCACGCCTGAACACAGCCTTGAGTGTACCCATGTCAACCTGTCGGCTCTTCTTCTTATA